CAACGACCGTTGGAGTCAACGTCGAGGTCAAAAGTACCAGCGGTTGCAACGTTTGCTTGAGCACCAGACTCAGCAACGTTGTAGATGGTACGGATAACTTCGCGGTTGATTTCAGCGAGAATCTCAGTGCTAAGGATGTTAGCAAGCTCAGCTTCTGCATTCAGACCGTGAATTGCCTTCAGGTCTTGTGCGAGTTCGAGCGAGTACTCAGCTTTCAGAGCACGTGACTTAGCGGTAACGGTGACTTTCTCGATCGAGAATGCCATCTCGTTGAAGTGGTCGCCAGTGCCTTGTCCAAGATTTTCTGCGTCATCGGTACGCATACCCTGACCTACGTTGTAGGTTTGGGCATCGCCAGTTGCAGGATAGGTTGCATCCAGAAGACCAGGGTTGGTTCCACGCTGGGTGGTAGTACCCATACCAACGCTACCAGCGGTGAAACCGTTGGTGAGGTTGAATCCGTTATCTTGACCGGAGAATGCGGTGTCCGCTTCGTTGAACAGAGCTTCAGTTCCGTTCATGTTAGCGTACTTAGAACGCATTGCGAAGATGAGTCCAGTAGGACCGTTCATTGGTTGAACGCCAGCGAGGTCATAAGCGACCAGGTTAGGCATTGAACGTCTGATCAGGGAGATCAGAACAGGGTCGAAACCAGCAACAGGTGAACTTGCGCTAGCAGAGAAACCTGGGTTTCCAGTGCTTGAGAAAGTGTTAACTGTTGGTGCTTCGGAAAGGAAAGAACGCTCTTCACGGAGTTCTCTCTCTTGGTTTTCAAGCAGGATTGCGGTTACCGCTCTACGATGTGAATCTTTGATTGGATCAAGACCATCATAGTCGAGGATTGGTGCCCACTTCTCCTGCAGATGCTCGGCATTGAACATTTGCATTTGATTTTTACCTCTTTTAAAAAAGTGTTGTTGTTTGTTTATAATCTAAAAATCACTTTTTAGATGCTCTAGCAAGAGTCTCTAAGTAAGCAGCCATAACTGGCGAAACTGACTCATTAAGAGCTTGCTTCTCGGTTGTGGTTACTTCTTCAGAGAAATTCTCACTTGTGCTTCTTTGAGTACCAGTGTTTGATGGGAAATACGATTCCCTCAGTGTTACTAGTTTCTCACGATAGTCTGCTTCACTTCCAAACTCAACATTTTCGGCAAGAGAAGCGAGTTTGTCCTTCTGAGAAAGTGCAAGACCCTCAGTGACTTCTGCAAAGATTACATCAGCAACCGACTCGGCTAATCTTCTATTCAGAGCAACGTTTCTTTCGATTTGCTCGTTGAGTTTTGTTTCCATTTCATCAAGTTTATCTACCATGCTCTCGATTACATCATATCTATCTTCAGGGATTGAAACATAATGATCTTCAAAAAGTTGCTTCATGCCTGAGAGGAAGCTCTCAGTCATTTCGGTCTTAAGACCATGCTCAACTGCGAGAGCGTTCTCTTGGATCCACTCATCGGCAACATACTCAAGGTATGCGTCGAGTCTTTCGGTCAGACCAACTTTAATAGTTTCGATTTCTTCTACGAGTGCTTGCTCGTATGCGGTTTGGAGTTGCTCTTTGATCTCTCCAACCTTAGTCTTGATAGCAGTTTCGAAGATGGTACGTGCTTTCTCTTGGAATTCCTCAGAAAGCTCTTCACCTGCAAGAAGTGCATTAACATCTTCTTCGATGTCAAACTCTTGTACTTCTTCTTCTACAACCTCTTCTTCAGCGGAATCCTCTTCCACTTCTTCACCGCCCTCAACCTCTTCGGTTTCGTCTTCGGTTTCCTCTTCGATGACTTCTTCCTCTACTTCGGTCTCTTCTGCCTTCATTGCTTTCGCATTGACAACATCTTTGACCTGAGCAAGAGTTGCACCGGGAGTTTTGAGTGCAGCTGAATCGTCATCGGGACGATAGTTTTCTGGAGTAGGACCGCCAAGATCCTCATAAGGTGCGCCGCCGCTATGCATTGGTTCAGCAGGTGCAGCTCCTTTGGTTACTACGTTTTCCATTTCTTGTAAATTGCTACCAACGGACATTTTTGTTTAGATTCTGTGATAATCTATATTTATTTATAAATTAAAGATTTGATAGGAAATCGTTGAAAAGATTCAACTTATGCTCTTCAAGTCTTTTTTGATCAACAAGAGTATTAATTCTCTTTTGAGTTTGCTCGGCAAGTCTTTCACGAAGAATACCACCTTCCCAAACCCATTCTTTTCCTTCCATAATTCCCTGAACAAAAGCATCAGGAGCAGAAGGATCGGCAACGATATCTGCAGCGGTTGCTAACATAAAATCTTCACCGACAATTTTATGACCCTCATTGGTCATCTTGAGTGAACCTACACCACGAGAAGAAACGCCAAGCATAACGCCTTCATCAATTAGTGACTTGGCAATTTTACCCATTGGTGTCTCAAGAAGTTGAGCTTTACCGATGAAGTTATTGCCATCCTTGTAAAGTTCACAAATTTTATGTGAAACTCTATCAAGGTTTACAGTTGGACCATCAGGATGACCAAGTTCACCAAGAGCACGACCTTTCTGAACAAAGTTTTCATTATAACGGGTTACCTCTCTTTCCATAATGGCAAGAGGATACATTCTTCCGTTACGATTAACTTGTTCTGCCTGTAAGAAAATACCTTTGATATAGGACTTTTTAGAAGATCCTTTACCTTCAGTAATAAATTCTACTTTTGAAATTTCTTCTGTAATGAGTTTCATTTTTATTCGGAAACTAATTGGGTTACTTCTATGATGCTTACATCTGTTCCACTGCTTGCGGCAAGTGCTCCAACCTTTACACTTCTAGAAACTGTTGCATTAGATGCGGTTACTACACCAACAGTTGATGATGTATTTGCCGAAAGTGTAATTGAAGAATCTGTTATTGCCGTAACTTCTTGATGTACAGTGTTAAGACCAACTGGTTGAGCATTTTCAATTGTTGCATAATCACCCACTAAAAATGGGTGTCCAGCATTTTCTGGGAAAGTAATTACTGTTGTTGCTCCAGTTGTAATGCCAGCAATTCTTTGCTTAGCAATTCTTTCTTTTATAACTTCAGCACTAAATGGTGGAATATGGAAAGAGTTTGTAGTTGGCGTTGGATTTGATCCAATGTCAATATAAACTCCTGTAGCCCCAGTGGAAACTCTAATGTACCCACTTTTCAATGCAATAGGATTACTAGTTGCAGCTACTGATACTGTTGGAGAAATACGATTTACACTTTGAACTATTTTTGTAGCCATTATTCTTCCCCAGTTTCTTCTTCGGTGTCTTCAGTTTCACCAAACATTGATGTAGCCACAATGGGTTTTGCAACTTCAATTCTTTCAGCAGCTTTTGAGAACAAAAGTGACTTAATTTTGTCACTAATATCCGAAGGAGATGCGTCAGTTGCAATCAAATCGATAACTTCTTCCATAAATTTAAGTTATTAAGTATAACTTTATTTATATCTCAGCCTTCTTAGCATCTTTTTGCATTTGAGCATCTGTTGCTGCTCCTTGTGCTTCCAGATCTGGTTCTGCTGGAACTTGACCCATACCCATTACATCTTGACCCATTCCTGCCATACCACTACCCTCTCCTGGTTGAGGTAATGGTTCTCCAGTAATTGGATCTACCTGAGATGGATCTGGAATAATTCCTTTGCTAATTTCATCTTCAATCTGCTCATCAATTTCAATTATCTCAGAGTCAGTTTGTCTCAGAATTCTCTTGCGAACATATTCAGTGGAATAATATTTCCCAATGTATGGTTCAATAGTTGCCAAAGTTGCAAGTCTATTGTTGATAAGTTCGGATTCTTTGAGTTCTGCAAACTGGTTATCATAAAGGAAATCATATTGAATATGATCGCTCATTGTTTCCCAGTCTTCTGGTGTTACGATATTCTTCAGAATAAGTTGCGTGCGAAGCATATCATTGAACATATTCGCAAAACGCTTTCTCAGTCTTCCGACAAATTTTGCAAACTTAAGTTCGTCTCTTAAAATTTCAGATGAACGACCAAGATTAAAACCACCATCAGAAGCAATTCTTGACTCTGGAACCCCAAGTGCTCTGTAGAGTTTCTTTTGGAAATACTCAACATCAGTGAGTTCTCCAAGATTCTGTCCACCAGGAAGAGTTGTGATTTCAGTTCCTCTACCACCCTCTCTTCTTGGTAACCAGAAGTCCTCAAGCATACTCATGAACTTGCGGTCATCACGAACTTCACCAGTCGATGCATCATAGACAAGTTTATTTCTGTAGCGAGACATTACCTCTTTAAGATACTGTTCTGCTTTTACTTTTGGAAGATTACCAACATCAATATAAAAAATACGACGCTCTGGTGCTCTTGATAATCTATAAATGACCAAAGAGTCCTCAATCATACGAAGTTGATTGAGTGCTTTGATTGCTTTATGCAGATATGAAAGAACCGTACCCTTGTTTCTATCTACAAGACCTGAGGTGCAATATGTAATTGAGTCTTTGGCAATTTTTACAGCACCTTTCTGGTTATTACTTCCAGAGAACATTCCTGTTGGATAATTTGGCGTAGGCGTATAGAGAAAATACTCTTCAATCTCTGGAGTTATAACTTTTGTTTCATCTACTTTACTAACAGAAATATAATCTCTCTTGCTTGTCTTTTTTTCTTGACGAACAAATCTCATTTTCATTGGATCAATGAATCTGAGATCTTGAATTCCTTGATCTGGTCTTTTTACATCAATAACTTTTAAATAATAAATTCTTCCATCAATGTACCAGTTTCTAAAAATTTCGTGAGACTTTTTATCAAAGTCTAATATTTCTTTGAGATATTTAAATTCGTCTCTAATTATTTTTTTAAGTTTATCACTTGCATTCAAATTAGAAAGTTCTATTTCTACCGGTGAATCATAAAGATCACTCACAATTGCTTCATTCACAACATCTTCAATGGCAGCATCACACTCTGGGTGAAGTGCCATTTCACGATATCTTTTAATTAGATCGTGTTCTGAACGATAAACACCTTCAATATCAATGTACTGACCATAAAAACCACTAGCAATATAATTATCAACCCCGTCCTCATTGGTTTGAGGAACGGGGGATACTACTGAAGGTGACTTTGGATTTGAATCCTCAATAGAAAAACCAAAAAGTTTTGCCATATTATAAAGTTTAAACTCTTATTATTCTACTATTTAGTTGATGTCTTCTCCGCCTGCTGCATCGGCATTACCCTTAACAGCTTCCCACCATTGAACCTGAAGTTCAACTTGGAATTCTTCAATTCCTTGTGCATCGTATGAAAGTTCAATAGAAGAATTCCAAGTTG